AACTATGTTTTTATTTCACATCAAAAGATTCAAGTTTTGGAAACTTCTATAATGGTAAAACTTATTCTGTTTTCAATCAATATGAACTATTCCAAAAACTACTTTCTTGGCACTTTGATTTTTTTAAGCAAAGATGAATTATTAGCTAATTTGTAGCAATTATTTAAAAACAATTCCCTACATTTACCATAGGTTAGTAAGCATAATTATTTATTTTGGGACTAGAAGCAATTAATTTATTTTGGTTGCTTCTTTTTTTTGTTTACTTTTGTGGTATGGCAAGGCTAACAGAATATAACTATGAACTATGCGTCGAGATTTGCGAAGAACTAGCAAACGGCGGTCATATTATGGATATTTTAGAAGAAAATGACCAATACCCTAGCTGGTCAACTTTTAGACGTTGGAAGCGAGATAACAAAGAATTACAAACGTTGTATGTAAACGCTCAACAAGACAAGACAGAGCCTATTACACATCATATTAAAAAGGTTCAAATGATGTGTTTAAACGGAGAGATTGATGCTGCTACTGCAAATACTGTAATGCAAACAGATAAATGGTTTGCTAAAAGTTACTATCCTAAGATGTTTGGCGAACGTTTACAACACGCAAACGACCCAGACAATCCAATTACAAATGTTTCTATACTTAACATAGACCCATTAAGCGACGATGCAACAGACAACGGCACTTCGTAAAATATCAGCACTTAAAAAAAAGATTTGGTGCATACAAGGCGGTCAAGGAGCTGGTAAGACTATTGCTATTTTAATACTACTTACTAACTACGCTTCAAGAAATCCAAACAAAGAAATTTACATTGCTAGTGCCGAACTCTCAAAAATGAGAGATACGGTACTAAAAGACTTTGTTAAAATACTTCGTTCTTTTGCGCTATATGATAGAGTTAATTTAACTGGAGTTACAAACGGTCAACCATTATGTATATTTCCAAATAAATCTTTTATTCGGTTTATTGGACTTGACAAAGAAGATATCGGAAAAGGATTGCGATCCGACGTGGTTTTTTTAAATGAAGCAAATAAGACAAACTTTGAAACGTACCGTGAACTTACTTCAAGAGCAAAAAGAAAAATACTTGACTACAATCCAAACCGTAAATTTTGGGCGCACAATGAGGTTATACCTGATGAAGATTGCGAGTACTTATGCTTGACTTATTTAGATAATGAGTTTCTAAGTGACGAAGAACGTAAAGAGATTTTAAGTTATAAAGAAAAAGGCTATCACAACCCAGATTTAGAAAACTACGATACAGACGAAAATACAAAGTCGAACTATTGGCGTAACAAGTGGCGTATTTATGGACTCGGAATGACTGGTATAGTGGACAATCGTATATTTGAGGGATGGCAAAAGATGACAGATAAAAGTTTTGAGGATTTGCCTTATAATAAATATTTTGGTTTAGATTTCGGTAAAAGTGCGCCGACAGCTTTAATAGAAATGAAAACCGATAAAGAGGGTAACTATTACCTAAAAGAGCGATTATACAAGCCTTTAAACCAAATGAATGGCACTTTGTCTGACGAACTTATTAAATTAGGAATACCAAAGCATATTGAAATTATTTGCGATAGTGGTAACGAATTGAATTTAAGCGAGGGTAGAAAGCTAAAGAACAGCGGATTTAACGTAATCTTTGCTGAAAAAGGACAAGGGTCAGTCGTTTCAGCTATTGAAACAATGAATAAGTCAAATATTTTCTACACCGAAACTAGTTACAACCTTGAAGAAAACTACGAAAATTACCAATGGAAAACACACAACGGAATTGTTTTAGATATTCCAGAGGAAACAAGAGAGGATTTAATCGACGCTGCCAAATACGTTATTAAGTGGTTTAGCAAAACAAGATATTTAAGTTAATAAAAATAATTAACCGTTGTATTAATTAATTTAATACATTTGCACTAACTATGTGAAGTTGCATAGTACTGAAATGGAACTAAGATACAACACAACACAGATTAATCCTATGTTATACTAGATATAGCATAGGATTTTTTTATTAATATGGTAACAAAATCAATTAGTTTGTTTGGTCGGGAACTGGTAAGAGTTGAGCGCAATCGAGCGGGAGAGTTCTCTTACACCTTTCTCGACGGTGGTAATGACTTTGTGAATAGTGAGAAGTATTTAGCTACATCGTTAGAAAACCCAGTATTAATGACTGTATTGGCTTTGCGTGCCAGACTATACTCACAAATGCAAATAACGCATTTAGGAAAAGACAATAAGCCAATTGAAAACAGTCCTTACTTAACACTATTAAGACAGCCTAACTTTTTCCAAAGCCAAGAAGATTGGTTATTTCAACAAATATGGTTCTTAAGTGTTGCGGGTACAAATTTTATTTATGAGCGCAAAGCATTTACGAATGAATTGCCTAAAGCATTATATAACCTAATACCAGCAGAGATTGAATTTAACAATGCGCATAAAATTGATAAATGGATTACAACACTAGCCGATAAAAAGCTATTAGGAGACAGAACAATAAAGTACACTTTAAACGATAAAGTTTATGATATAAAATTAAAAGAGTTGATTCCTCTTTACGATATGGCAAACGGAATGGTCAACAATTCATTCTTTACAAGTCCAAGCCGAGTTAAAGGAATTAGCAAGGTATTGCAAAACATCGACGTTAATTTATCTAGTAAGCATAAGAACTTACAAATGTCAGCTAAGTATTTAAGTCAAAACGAAAGTACTGGTAACGAGGCACAAATACAAGATGCAGACCGAGCCGATATAGAACGCACATTTAGCCGTAAAGATTTATTAATTACCAACGCCAATATAAAAGTTCAGCATTTAGTAACCGATATGAAAAAATTGTTCTTAGATGAACAGTTTGCTGATGATGCTAATAAAGTGTTGTTAGCTTTTGAAATGAACAAGAACGTGCTTAACTACTTCGCTAAGGATTCAACTTTTGAAAACCAAAGCGAGGGTATTATTAGCTACATTCAAAACTCTATTCAAACGACTGCTAAAAACACAATGAACAGTTTATCTAGCCAATGGGGATTAATTGAAAAAGGCGAAAGGCTAATAGCTAGTTACGACCATTTAGCGAGTATGCAACCAGTTGTAACTAAAAAGATAGCATCGTTTAAGGAAATGCAAGAAGTTATTAAGTTAGGGATAGAAAACCAAACAATAACGCCACAAGAAGCAAAGAAAATGAGTGATGATTTTAAACTTAAATTAGGATTGTAATGAGGACTAGGCTAAACTTAAACGAGATTAACAAGCATTTAGAAAAGAAAGATTTAGATCCGAAATTAAAACAGTCTTTGCTTGATAAGAAAAATATATTATCTAACGATAAAATTGTGAAGAAATGATACAAGTACTTGAATTTCCAAATAAAGAGTTTGAGAACAAAGAGGATTTGTTCAAGGCTTTGATAGAAAATAAAAAGGAACTTATTTCTATTAAGAAAAGCATTACTAAAAATGCTGATGCAGTTTCTTATGGCTATATTGAAACAATCAAAAGCGGTGCTAATAAAGCCATTGCAAGTTCAGACCTACCACAAGAGTTATCGGTAAAAGTAGTAATTAATACAACTAACTTTTTGGATTCTCACGGTGATGTACATATTGACGGCATTTGGAATAAGTCAGTAAAGGACAATAAATCTTTTCTACACCTACAAGAGCACGACAGAAGTTTTGATAAAATCATAACCGATAATGCAAAAGCCTCAATTCAATCAATGACGTGGAAAGAATTAGGATTTACTTACAGCGGTTCAACTCAAGCATTAATATTTGAAAGCACAATTGACAAGTTAAGAAACGGTTTTATGCTTAAGCAATACGCTAACGGGTGGGTAAAGAACCATTCGGTTGGGATGCGTTACGTTCAAATAGAATTAGCAATTAATTCAGAAGCGGATTACGACAAAGAATATAAAGATATGTGGGATGAATATTACCCTATTATCGCTAACAAAGAAGTAGCTGATGAACGTGGGTACTTTTGGGTAGTTAAAGAAGCAAAGATTATAGAGGGTAGTGCGGTTGTAATGGGTTCAAACTCGGCAACGCCTACACTAGAAAATAAAACCGAAGCCGTCGATGACACTTTGGAAAACAACGAAGCCGAGCAATCACTTCAAAAAGAGGAAACTCAAAAGGAATTATTAAAACAACTATTAAAGAAATTTTAGCAATGGAAGAAATTGTAAAACAATTAGGCGAAAAAATAGACGCCTTTAAAAACGAAACTTGCACGAAAGCCGAATTAATCCAATTAATGTCAGAAGTAACGGCATTGAAAAATTCAGGTATTAGTGCAGAGGACTTAGCAACGATTAAAGAAAACGTTGAAGAAGTTGCCCTTAGAGTTTTAGGACTTGAGGAAAAAGGTGTTTCAAATAACACACCTGAAAGCATTGGAAGTTTGTTAGCTGAAAAAGCAGAGGAGCTTAAAGCAATGAAGGAAAAATCAGGAGCAAGTGTGCAAATTACACTTAAAGCAGCTGGCACAATGGCTGAAAGCACTAACATTACTGGTCAAGTTCCACAAGCACAAAGAGAAGCGGGTATTACAAGAATTGTAAGACGTAACCCTTTTATTTTGCAATTAGTGAACGTTGGTACAATTATGTCAAATGTTTGGGAATGGGTGGAGCAGAAAAATCCTGACGGTGGCGCAGCAATGACCGCAGAGGGCGCAGCTAAATCACAAGCAGACTTCGATCTTGTTGTTGCAAGTGCTAACGTTAAGAAAGTAACTGCATACATCAAAATCACAAAAGAGATGCTTGACGATGTTGAATTGATGCGTTCAGAAATTGACCAAGAGTTGACTGAACTAATCAACTTGAAAATCGACGATCAATTGTTGAACGGTACGGGATTAACTGTTAACTTAACTGGTATCGTTACTAACGCTACTGCGTGGGCTGCTGGTGCTTTTGCTCTTGCAATTCCTACACCTACAAAATGGGATGTTTTGAGAACTGCAATTAATCAAGTTCGTGTTAACTTGTTCGAGCCAACTTACATTGTAATGCACCCGACAGACGTAACTAGTATGGAACTTTCAAAAGATTCTACTGGTCAATACATTATGCCACCATTTGCAGCGGTTGATGGTTCGATTGTTTCAGGTATTCGTGTAGTTGCTAATACGGGCGTAACTATTGATAAATTCCTTGTTGGTGATTTCTCTAAATCTGGAGTTCGTTTCAAAGAGGGGTTGACAATCAATGTAGGATATGAGAACGATGATTTCACCAAAAACTTAGTTACAATCTTGGCAGAGGCTAGATTAGTACAAAGAGTAAAATCAAATCACTACGGTGCATTTGTTTACGGTGATTTCAGCGATGCAATTACTGCATTGACTAAACCATAATACAGTGGGGTATTTACATGATACAACGGTAGAAGTAACCTATAACGGTAAAACTACACGAGTAGCTAAAGAGGATGCTCACTTGTACGAGGCTAAAGAACCAAAGGTAAAAAAAGAAACTAAAACCAAAGAGTAATGCCAATTTGTACTATTTCTCACTTTCAAAAGTCTAACGAATTATACATTCCGTTAAGTGTATCCGATCCCGTAAGTAATGCGAGTGAAGCCAGCACAGATAACCAAGACTATTTGACTAATTTAATTAGTGTAGTTGAGAAAAACATACTATTGAGCGCTTTAGGTTTAGCGACTTACAACACACTTCAATTGGCTATATCGGATGACTTTGTTAATCCGATATACGCCTCTTATGAAAAGCTAGTTAAGGGCGATGAATACGACGGAAAAATATGGGTTGGATTAGAGTACGATTACTCTTTGATAGCTTATAAAGTATTTGAAGAATTTACAACCCAAACAGCTAGTAGATTGTCAGCTATTGGAGCAGTAACAGTCAACCCACAAGGGGCGCAATTGGTTTCGCCTAAATACATTATTGCAAACGCAAACGTTAAATTCATTAAACAGTATCAAGACGGTTATTTAAACGAGCCTATCATTTCAGATGATGGGGTATTTATTGATTGGTTTGGCACTCAAGATGATTTGAACGTTTCTATGTATCGGTATTTAGTAGATAAGAAAGCGGACTTTGTAGATTGGAGCGAAGAAAAGTTCAGAGCAAGCAATGATTTTAAAAATTCATTTGGTATATGATAGTATTTGAAACTGCGATTGATGCGATTGTAAACGTTTTACCACCTAGTGTGGATGCAAAAAACGTGAGCCGTTCTATTCAATTCGGTTGGGGAACAATAGAAGAACTTAACAAGTACTTACTACTTCCCTCAAATCGCTCTAAATATCCTTTGATATGGCTTGCGGTTGGTAAAGATACAAACGATTTGCGAGAGCCTAGTGTAACACGTCGAGCAAGGTTAATCTTTGCGACACGTTCAACTAACTCAAGCGAGTTAAATCGTTATCAGTTTAGAAATGACTTCGATGTTATTTTGCAACCAGTACTAGATAATTTTTTATACGCATTAATGTGTAGCGGGATCAGTAGGTTTAATGATAAAGACTTTGAAACTGAAAGACTGCCTAATTATTCGGTAGAATTTGGTGGCGAAAGTCAAACTAAACAGATTGCAGTTTGGAACGCTATAACATTGGATGCGGAGATTACAATAAACAGAAGCATTGAGTGCTTAAACGATATTACTTTTTTTAACAATTAAATAAAAAAAATTATGGCAACAGTATTAGGAATTGACTGTTCTAATAGCAATGGAAACATTGGAGTTACGAATTGCGTAGCTTCCCCAGGGCAAAAAATCGGTCACATAAAAATCAACGACCCATCTTGGTCTGCTCCAATTTCCGAAACGTTTAATAAAGCGTATTGGAATAACCTTGTTCAACAAGGTATTGCGCAGTTCTTTAGCGGTGCGTTTGGGGTAACAACGGAAACGGCAGACCCAACAACGGAAACAAGCTCTTTACAGATTCAATCTGTTACATCAAGAGCATTGCCAGTCGTTACAAGTATCTTTAAAAAAGGATATGAGTGGCACGCTGGCGCATTTACTAACAGCGGTTTTGGAGAGGCTCAAGTAATTGAGATTTTTCAAGATGGTTCGTTAAGAGTGTTTTTGTCGAAAGATGGGACAACAGTATCAGGCGCACAAGTAGGAATGTACGAAGTATTGACTGTTCAAGACGCAACGGATGCAGCTAGTCAACAATCTCGTATTATGTACCAAATGGTTGACTTATTGCAGTACAACACGCAAGGAGTCTTCTTGACTAATTTGGACTTCAATCCAAATACCGAGATTTACAACATTTTGGATATTAACATGACGGGTAGAGCGGACACGTCTGACGGAAAACTTTATATTAAAACACCTTGGTTAAGAAGTCCAAACCAAAGTATTTTAGGATTTGCATCAGCTAACTTTCAAATCGAATTAGCTGGAGTTTCAGAAGCTATTGTAGGTGCGCTTGTTTATAATGCAAATACAAAGGAATGGGCGATTACGCCTACAACGGCAGTCGCAAATGGACAAAGTTGGGTGGTAAAAACTTACGACGATACTGCTTCTCCAGAAGTAGCCGTAGCTAAAGTAGGAACGACAACACCTAAATTCTACAAAGGCGAAACACCAGCGTTTGTCGCAGTAGCTTAAAACTATTTAATTAACTATTAAACCCTCTCTTTGCGAGGGGGTTTTTTATTAAAACTAAAAACTATGCAAGTATTTAATGTACATATTTACGGAAAAGACGCAGACTGGTTTATGTCGCTAGGATGTGATGCTAAAAAAGATTGGATAAAAGCCAATACAAACCAAACAAATGAAACTTTAATTGATAACTTTGTAAAGAACTGCAATAGAGGTAACGACAATGAATGCCTAGACTGCAAAAAAACTAAACAAAATGGCGCAAATAATATCAGCACAAGCGTTTCTGACCAAGAGCCAAGCGTTTCTACAATCGGGGAAGATACGGCAGAAAGTGGAACAGTTGACGCTCCAAGACAAGAACCAAACAATAAAAAAAGCAAAAATAAATGAGTTTGAGTTTGGATTAAGACCTAACTTTACGAAGATTGGACTTTATTCAAATGACGCTTATGCTCAAAAGAAATACTTACTTAATCCTTTAGCTGGTTTTGACCAAGTAGATGGAATTTTAACGGGTAATACAGTAGGTAGTTTATTCACGCAAAAGAAAGGCGATTCGTTTATTTTTAAAGCTAGGTATCAATGGCAAAATTTAATTAAACGTTATGGCGAAGATTTAGAGGGATTGAATCAAAATACATTTGAAAAAATACAAGCACAAGAACAAGCACCAATATTAGCAAAGTACATTAATGAAGAACTCGGTATTAAATAAATGCAAATACGATTCTTATTCGGTTTTCCCAGCAGACTTATTTTTTAAGATAAGAGATAGCAAAGATTACCAATTAATGAAACCTAAGCCACGTACATCGACTGCATGGCTTGAAAAAGTATTCTTGCAAGTATTTGACGATTACTTTATGAAGTTGGATAATGAGGATGCAAAGCGGTATTTAGAACTATTGGAACGAGAAAAAATAATTCAATGTAAAATTATAGCTTTCAAATCTGTTTTAAAATTTCATTGGGAAACACCACCTAATTTATGGAATCACCCAACAATAGTTAAAATTAGAGTTGAGCAAATAACAGCATTGAATGAATATTTAGACGCTCCGTTTGATTTGAAAAAAGATTTTAACGAGGAGTTAATGAATACGTTAAGCGTTTCTATTGGAATACTAGAAAACGATTTAACGATGGTTGGTTTTGAATTAGAGGATTTGCGAAAAGAACACGACATGAAACCGTTTGAGTTTTACGATAGCATTCAAAACATTAACGAAACAAATATGTACGGTCAAATAAATTCAACTTGCTTACTTCCTGAATATGTCGCAGCGGTTAAATCAGCATCAAAGAAAGTAAGACTTCAAAAACTTAAAAAAGTAGCGTAATGGATGGATTTATAGATGCGTTATCGCCCGAAGCAGAGAAAAGAATAACAGCCTACAACAAGCAAGTCATTGAACTAATTGGAAACATTGGCAAGGCTAGTGCTGTTACAGTTGGTGGTAAAACACCGAGCCAAACAGATAGTGCAATAAAAGATTTAAACGCCCAACTACTTAAGCAAGATGAAATTATTAAGAAGTTACAAGGGGATTACGTCAAACTTGCTGAAACGCAAAAAAAAGCAAGTGATTTAACTTCGGAAGAAATAACGGGTCGTAGAATATTAGCAAGCAATGCGAATCAGCAAGCAATGGCTACCATTGGATTGGCTGGTGCATATCGTAATCTTTCAGCTCAACAAGCAATAGCAGCTAGAAAAGTTCAGGACTTAATATCTAGCGGAAAAAAAGCAGACCAAACACAAAGGCAATATAATCAAGAGCTAAGAAAAGCGCAACGTGAGTTCGACGAATTAAACAAACGTGTTTTAAAAGCCGATAACGCAGTTGGTAAATTTAATAGAAACGTAGGAAATTACCCAAGAGCCGCTTTTAGTTTTGCAAAAGATTTGATTGGAGCGTTTGGTATTGTCGCTGGAGTTGGTGCGATAGCGGCGGTTACGAATAATATTTACGAAAATATTAAAGCACAACAATCGCTAGATTTGGCTTTAAAATCAGTAACCGCAACTAGCGCAGAATATGCGAGAGCGCAAGAGTTTATAAACGAATTAGCACAAAAGCAAGGTTTAGAAATAAACAATTTACAAAAACAATACACAGCGTTTTACGTTGCTGCTTCGGGTAAATTATCGGATGCTGACTTAGAACAAGTGTTTGGGGATATTGCAAGGTCGGGCGCAGCTTTAGGATTAACTAACGAAGCATTAGAGCGTTCTTTTAATGCGGTTAATCAGATGTTATCAAAAGGAACAGTAGCTTCTGAAGAATTGCGAGGTCAGTTAGCAGAAAGTTTGCCCGGTGCAGTTCAAGCAATGACTAGAGCGGTTCAAATATTACACCCAGAGTTAAAAAATCTAACTGAAAAAGATTTATTCAATTTAATAAAAGAGGGTAGAATATTAGCTAGTGAAGTTTTACCAGAAACAGCTAAACAATTAGCGTTATTAACGGGCGCTGAAAATGCACAAAACGTTGATACACTCACAAAGTCAGTTAATAGATTATCAAACGAGTGGAAAAACTTTATAAGAGAATTAAACGATGGCGATGGAGTTTTGGCTGGAGTAATTTCAAGAACTACTAACGGAATGGCTAACATTGTAAAATACTTTACAAACGCAATTAAGTCGGCAGCCGAATTAAGAAAAGAAGAATTAAATTCATATAGAACCGATTTATATACTCAAGAGTTAGACGCTTTACAAGCACTTGGAAAAGAAGCTAAAGCGCAAGCATCGATTAGAAAACCAATTATTGAAGCGCAATTAGCCGATGAAAACAAATTAGTTGAAATTTTAAACGCTAGATTAAAAACGCAAGAAGTAGGTGGCGCAGCTTATTTACAAACCTTAAAAGAATTGAAAGCCGCTAATAACGATGCTTACGGTAGTGCGGGACAACTAGACGCTGTAAACAAAGTTTTAAAAGATATTGGAGTAAATACTAAAGCTAATACAGAATTAACTGAAAAACAGAAAAAAGCACTTGAAGAAGCAGCAAAACAAGCCTACGAAAACAGAAAGCGTGAACTAGAATTAGATTTACAAGTAATAGACCGAACACTTAATGATGAAGAAGTTTATTATAACACCCGATTACGTGCCTTAGAACTTCATTGGAAAAAACGCCAAGAGATTTTAGTATTAGCCTATAATGAAGAATTAAGGCAAGCGAAAGGTAATTTAGGAAAGCAAAAAGAAGCTCTTTTAAAATTTCATTCAGAGAATTTAAAAGGAATTGAAGAGTATAACAAACAGCGTGAGCAGTTAGAAAGTTTAGCTTTAAATCCAGCAGGTACAACCGAATATACAAAAGCAAAAGAATTACTAAACAAGTCTTCTGAAAAAGAAATTGAAAACTTTGAAAAGTTAATTGAAAAAGGAAAAGAACACGAAAAAGGATTAGAAGACCAAGCAAAAGCAATGGAGCAATACGCTCAAACCTTTGTTGATTCTTTTGGTTTTAATTCGGGAATGCAAACAACTTTTGATATTTTAAACGGTAATATACTAGGTTTTGGAGCAGATGCGAAAGTAACGGCTTTAGCGGTTGCTGAATCGTTCCAAGAAATGTTTAATTTCATTTCTCAAATGAGTCAAGAAAATTTCGACGCTCAAAAGGAAAGATTAATACAAGAAACAGAAATAGCATTAGCATTTGCGGGAGATTCTCAAACAGCACAAGAGGAAATTAAAAGGCAAGCAGCAGAAAAAGAACGAGAAATTGCAAGGCGAGAATTAAACGCTAAAAAA